TATTTTCATAAAACTCTATTTCTTTAGTTGTAAGTTCATTTAGTAATTCTGCTCTTACATCTTCATTTCTTCTTCTACCTTTGTCTCCTGCAAAATAACCAGTACCTAATTTTAATTCTGAAAATCCATTAAGAATTTTTCTTGCATATTCAAATCCTTCTGTATCATTTACAACATCTAAGTATCTTTTAAATCCTGCAAGAAATAAATCATTTGCTCTTTCTCCACTGGTTCCTAAATCCATAAATGATTTTGTCTCTTCTTGAATTTTAACAAAAAGAGTATTCAAATCTAAATCATCAGATTGAGCTTCTATAAATAAACCAGAGTAATTTTTAATAGCATTGTTTTGAGTATTCTTTTTTATAAATGCCATTCTTTCAGCCATGAACTGTTGTTCTCTTTCATTTCTAAATGCAGAAGTAGAACTAAAGAAAGCTTTAGCTTGAGCTACTTGGTCATATTCACCAATTCTTTCTCTTTGAAAAAAATCTTTTAATTTAGTTTCATAAACTTCATTCCAAGCGTCTGGTGTTAAACTTTCAGACAAACTGTTTTCTGAAGCATATAAATCAAATTCATTTTTAAATTGTCTAGCTTTGTTAGTTAAATCTAACTCCATCATTTTATTAAAGTAATGTGGGTTAGCTCCTTCTGGTATTTTTCCAGATTTAACTAATTCTTTAAAAGCGTTCTTATTAGTATTGTAATCAGCAATTGCTTTATTTTTCTCTTTTTCAGAAAGCTTAATTTCTTCAGTAATAGTGTAATTAGTTAATGAAGGCACCAGGCTAGCCAATGATTTAGACAATTGTTGTAAACCAGAACTTACTTGTTTTGCCTCTGGTTTATAAAACATGTTGTAATCAACAGTTTCAATTGTCATTTCTGGCATTTGATTAAACTCTGGGTTTGGGTCTTGTTTTGCCATTAATCCTCCCATCCATCATAATTAAGACTATCTGATTTCCCATACTCATATGGGTCTACATCAGTTTCAAATCTGTTTCGTTTTGCTTTGTAATCATAATAATCGGAAGCAAATGATAATCCTGCTGAAGCCATGTTGTAAGAAGTTTGAACTGGAGACACATAAGTGCTTTGACTTCTATATTGATTATCTATTGCAGGTAATGTTCCATATAAATAATTAAATTTACTTCTTTCAATATTTCCTAAAACTCTATTTTTATAATTTCCTTCAGTGTCATAATAATTAGCTAATAAGAAATCATATGAGTTACCAACAAAATTTTCTCTATTAACTTTAAATATAGACCTTTTCTTTCTAGCAACTTTTTCGGCATCACCTATTTTTGTTAATCTTGCTTTTGTTTTTTCAATTAACTGTCTTTGTGTTGAAACTATTTTTGAATCTCTATTAGCTAATGCAATTTTATTTTGTTGTTCTTGTTGCTGTCGTGTGAACTTCTGTTGTGCTTGGTTTGCTTGAAACTGCAACAACGCAGATGCGCCAGATACTAAAAGTGGATTACACATTATATTTTAACAAATTCATAAAATTTTCTATTTTCAATTCCATAATCAATTTCATTAATGATGGTAAAACCCATCCATTTTAACCAATTGATATGAAGCTTATTTCTTTTATCTACATAGTTATGTAGAAGTTGATGTTTACTTTTTAGAACATCACAAACTTTTTTTGAATGTCTTAAAAATGATAAACTAATTCTTTTTAAATCTTCGGTACCTACCATCCATATAAAACCTATAAGACCATTAGGTACAACACCAAGCATCGCTACTGGTTTACTTTGCTCATCACATATAACTAAAGGTACTGAACTTAATTTAAGTCCAACCAATAATGATATTAAAGCAGGTAATCCTGTTACTGCTTGTATTTCTCTATAATCATCCTCTCTTAAATTTTTAGATAAATAAATACAATCATCTTCTGTTGCTAATCTTAAATGAGGTTTAAGAACTTGATGCCTGGGAGACATAATATCCTTCCCACTCTGCATTAACAAAGTTACTTGGTAGATGACTATTATTAGTTAAAGTAATAGTTAAGTTTTCATTTCTACTTTGTACTGCAAAAGTAAAATCCCCATCTTCTAAATTAACTGTACCTGCTAAACCTGTACCGACTATGGTTCCAGTAAATGTAGCAGTAGAAGCACTTCTTGCTTCTGGAGTTACTGAAGATTGAAAGTATCCTGTATCATTAAATGAGACTGTCCAGTTTCTAATTTGTAACCGACCTTCTCTTATTCTTGTTCTGGAACCTTCTGTATTAGTTCCTAAAGCCAAGTATTGTTGGGAGAAAGTGTATGTAAATTGATACTGTTCTCCAATAAAATAGTTAAATCCTGTTATATCTCCAGCTACAGTTATTGTAGTTCCTGTCTGTGAAGCTAAAGAAATATCTCTGCCTGCTTTATTTGAGGCACCACTTTTGCCTACTAATTTCATATTAGCATCAATGGCATAAGGTAAAGTGATAGTAGTTATATTTGTGCCTGCATTATAACTTTCAGTGACTTGAGTGTTATCTAATTTTCTATCTAAATGAGTTAAATAAGTTTCACCATCATCAACTGATGCTGGCGCACAATCAACTGTTTCAATGTAAACACCATCAGACCTTTCAATAATTAAATATAAATTAGTTCCAATAAAATCTACATTTAGAATTTTAGTATCATTAGCATCACCAATAGTCCATTTGTGCCATGCACTTTGTAATCTTCGTTGATTAGCAAAGAACCATTGATAGATATATAAATTATTTAATTCACCTGCCTTACTACTTAAAGTAACTAAAATGTTTTCATTAGATGCAATTGCAAATTTAAAAACATCTGAAGGAATATATTTAGGAATGTTAGCTGTGATGTCTTCACCATTATTAGTTTCACCATCATTCTCAACATACATTTCTCTAACACCTGTAAATCTACCTTTGTTGAAAGCAAAAAATACATTACTTCCAGAACCTACTGGAGCTACTGTATCTAATGTTTCATATTCAGTAGTAACATTCACAGATACATTTGATGGAGAAAGATTGGCTCCACCAGTTAAAATAAATTGTGTTTGGTCACTAAATAATAAAAGTTTCTCATCAAATGCTACTGCATGTTTTAAAATAGAAACTTTTGTGTGAGCTACATTTATATCAATTGGGTCTGTATCTAATGCGTCTGTAACTGTTTCATTAAAAAATTCAAAAATTTCTCCAGACCTAGATAGAATAACATTTTCATCTGCTAAAAAGCCTAATCTATTTCTATGAAAATATATGTCTTTAATTTTAGTACCAACAAAACTTGGGTCTGGTGAACTATCTAAATCACCTACTACTCTATCTCCCCAACTAGGTACATCATAAGAAGTTGATGATATTGTGTATGAAGAACCATCTACTTGTGTGAACCTAAAATTTCCATCTGCGCTCCTAATTAATACATGAGGCATTGTATCTGGGTCTAATTTAATTTGTAAACCTGGTGCAACAGTTTCTTCCCAAACTTTTGTACTAGATTTATAAACTACATAATAATTATCAAAACTATTTGAAGCATCCCCTTGCACTTCAACAACCATGTTATTAATTGCTTGTGCAGGTAAATCTGAAAAATTTTGAACAGTATCTTTAATTACTTGTGAAGCTTGATTACCATAACCATCAGATGCAGATATTTCTAATGTGCCTGATGATTTAACAATTGAAAAACTACTGTCCCCTAAGTCTGCCAATGTAATTCCAGATGGTGAACCAACAGCACTTTTAACTCCATTTCGGATTGTTTTAGTATCTGTTGTAGCTGAATTATAAGTATAAGTGGTACCATCAATAGTTATTGAATATGGAGTTGATGTTGTTGAACTCCCTACTCCTTGAACTACTGTATAAACTGCCTGTTCAATTTTAGCTGGACTTGTTGTTCCACTATCTAAAGCCACTGTTTTAGTGGTGTTTAAGATATAAGTATAATCATTAACTGTAAGTGCCTTAAACTCACCTCTAGGATTAGAAGAAGTTAAATAATTAGTAGCGTTAGTTTGGTTTACAATTGTTTTAGAATTTCCCAAAACATCATACACACTAATACTACCATTACTAATAACCACAACATATCGCTCATTACTGTCTCTGTTAATTGTGTGAATAAATGAATTTGTTAATGATGAACTAGAAATTTTTGCTATGTGATTAGTTGGAGGTCTTTTTTTTAAACCTTCAACAACACCAGAAAAACCATTTACTTGTTCAGTCGCTTGATTTTCTAATCTTAATATCTCTGGTTGTTGAGACACTCCCCCAATTAGATTGGGTATACTTCTTGTAATTAAAGGCATTAGTCTATTAATTTATAAGACCTACTTCTTGCTACAGTAGTGAACTGGTCATAACTGTTAAAGATACTGTGGTCTGCTACAGAAGCTTCTGCTTGTTTTAAAATTGATAAAGCAACTAATTCATCTTGTTGGCTAAATCTGTGTAAAGCATTTGCTCCTAATGTTCTGTCATGAAAAATTCTTGATGCTCTTATAGTAACATATCTTCTTGCTTGTTCTGGAATACTTTCAAAATCTAATAAATAAACAATTGTTACATTTTCAAAATTCTTATTAAATACATAACTTTCTGTTGCAAGGTTAAATAAAAAATTTCCTCTTATCACTGGGTCGTAAGAAGACTTGCTTTCTAATAATGGGTTAAATTCAATTAACATTACATTATTAGCTACAACAATTTTATTGTCTGTGTTTCTACTTAATACACCTTTATAAGAAGTATTAAATTTCCAACCACTTGATTGTACTTCTCTATTAACTTCATCTAAAATGTTTTTAGCCATACTGGCATCTGTAGGTAAAGAACCAGATAATGAATTAACTGGAGCTTCTCCTATAGTTGAGAGCATAGTATTGACTGCTTCAAGTTGAGTAGTTCTTGTAGTTATTGTTGCCATAATAATTTTTAAACACAGGCGCAGATTGTCTGTGTTAATCTCTGCGCCTATGTAAGTGTTAAGTGATTATGCTGTTTTGATTTCGCATGCACTTTCTGGTCTGATTATTCCATGACCTAAAGCCATTTTTCCGACCATCAATGTTCCCTGTCTACGAATATCAAATTCAGAATCCATACCCAAGTCCATTAACTTGACTGTGCCTAATGCACTTTTATGGAAAACTGTAGCTACTGTCGTAGATGCGTTTACATTATAAGTATTGTTGGTTCCACTAACTGCTGTCGAGTTATCAGCGTAAGCATTAACTGCTGTGTTTGATTTCACAATGTTAATACCTGCAACTTTGATAACTGTACCATCAGCATACACACCATTGTTTTGAGCTCCAAAATCTCTATTCAAGATTTTATCGTTCTGCACAATGCTGTAATAGGTCGAAGGCGCGACCACACAAAATCTATCAGCAGAAGGTACATCCTTCTCATCAAGTTTTTGTGCGCAATAGAAGATACTTTCAATCAATGAAGCTGTGTTTGTGTTAGCATCAGCATCAATGTGAGATAATCCTCCATTTCCACCAGTTATTGTTGAACCTTCTCTTGAAGCTAATACAGCTAACTGAAGTAGGTTTTTGTCTACTGTGTTAGCTAAAGCTCTTCCCATTTCTGATGTGTAGATACTTCTAACATCATAATGGTTCTTAGCTTGGTCTATATCAGCTAAAAAAGATGAACTTATTAAAAGGTCATCTATATTGATAGTGCGCTCAGCATGATTTACTGAACTTCCAAGTATTTCATTTCCTGGAGTATGATAACTAGCCGAAGTTGTTCCAATTACTGGGAACTGTGCTGACTTACCAGAAGAGATACTTCTAACGCTAGTCATTCCTAGCATTTTGTTTTCTCTCATGAAAGTAGCTAAAACTTCACCAGACCATACTTTTAAGAAAAGAGCATTCTTGTCAGCACCACCATTTATTGCGCCAATTCTTGACGCTACTGCGTTTGACATAATTATTCTCCTTATATTATGTTTGGTTTGTTTTTAGTTCCTGCACATACTTCAAAGAGTTATCTCTTACTGTTTATTCGCAAATAAACATTCGAGGCAATTTTTATCTTTGTGAGGCTCACTCCTCTTAAAGAAGAGTGAATGAGCTTGTTATGATTAATGACCAATAAATTATTAAAAAGAAATAAGTTATTGTGGTCATTTATTTCTTATTTTATTTACAGTGGATAGACCGAAGCTACCAGAGTAAACTATGAGTACAGCCCACCAAAATTCAGTTGGTGCATTTTTTAGTATCTCAAAACCTTTTTCCATCCATGGCTGTGTGTATGGAATAAATAAAGCAATAAAGATTAAAGTTATTTTAATAGTTAATATCTCATCTTTAATTGAACCTTTAGAACTTCTTATTTGTTCTAGTGAAACATTTTGTTCTGCTTCAATTTCTTTTGCCCTTATTATTTTATCTTTATCCATCTTATGCTGTATTGCTCCAACAGTCTTATCGACCAGGATTTTAGCAAATGGATTTTTTAATAAAGGCAAAACAAAATTTAACATTTATTTTTTCTTCCAATTATTCTTCATAGCTTTGTAAGCCTTCGGACTAACTGTGCTGTTCTTCTTACTTCTTGAAGTGCCAGCTTTTCGTCTTTTATTTATGTTTCTTACTAATGACATGGTTCTCCTTCCCACCTAAATAGGTGTTATAATGCGTTTGATAATTTAACTTTGTTTTCTACATCAGTTCTAAAAGCACTATCTGTAGAATATCTTGGGTCGTTAATGTCTCTTAACATTTCCCCTACTGACCTATAGCCAACATTACTGTCTGCTTTAGTTCCACTAAATAAATTAGGTTCAGTATTGTTTTGATTAAATTTAGCTTGAACACCAGCTATTGCTAATTGTGCTTGTTCTAAACTGCCATTATCAATTGTATTGTTAAAAGCTTTTATTTCTTGTGATGATAAGTTTTTAGAAGCCCAATCAATCATGGCTCCATATTCTTCTCTACCACCAACTGTAGACATTATTGAATTTGCTTTTTGCTCTGCTAATGCTTGTTGGCCAGTTATATAGTTATCTACTACATCTCTGGTTAAACCTATATTAGCTAATTCAGTATAACTATTTTCTGATAGTTCACCTTTTTCAGCATACTCATTATAAAACTTATCTAATTGACCAGATTTAGTCTCTGTTTGTTTTATATTTAAGTCTTCAGTTTTAGCAGGTTCTTGTGGTTTGCTTGACATTCTTTTTTCAAGTTCACCATAAGCTTTTGCTAGTTCTTCTGCGTTAGCAAATTTTTCTGGAAGCCATCCAGGTCTCTCACTAGAAGTCTCTGTTGTTTGAGCTTCTGATGTACTCTGTGAGTTAGCATCTTGTTGTTGTGATTGTTCTTCTAACGAAGGATTATTGTCTTCAGTATTTACTGTAACTGTTTCAACCATTTATTACTCCTTATTCTGATTGTTGTGTTAATGCTTCTCCAACTGCTTGTGGAGGTATGTTCCCTGCAATTTTCTCACCTGCGTTTAACAATGCTGATTGTTGTTGCGCATCCATCATTTGTTGTTGTTGCGCTTGAGCTTCAGCTTGTAATTCTTCTTCAGTTCTGATTAATCCTTTAGTCTCTATACCATCTGCTGTAGCTAATCTTTTGATTGCTTCAGTAACATTTACATATTTAGCAATACTTTCACTTCCAAGTGTTCCTGCTAATGTTTGTAAAAATTGAATTAATCTATTTCTATCTGTAGTTCTTCCTAAAGCTTCTATTCCAGTTATTACTTTTGGAAATACAATTCCTTTAGGAAGTTGAGGTAATTTTTTTGTTTTATTTAAAACTGATAATTTTCTTCTAACAAATGGTAATTGAAATTCTTGAGAT